AGAATATTTTTAGCATTACCTACGGATTGTGCCATAGTTATTTTCCTCCTATTTATAAAAATATATATATATTATTGTAAATCATTAAATCTTGGCTGGCTAGGCCCTTCCCTCTATAGATAATGATAGAGTATAATACGCCCAAAGGCAAATTAAAGAAAGCGGCCTGTTAAATCAAGGTGCCTTGCGTACTTTACTTCAAGTATTACATCTGAGGACAAAAATCCTGCTAATTCTTCAGATGGAGAAGTAGGAGAAATATCAGCAACAAATATGCTAAAGAATTTAAATTTATTGGATATACCAGAGTAGGCATTAGCATCTCTAGCTGAATCATCCATTCTTCTAAATAGATCTGTCATTAAGTTTCTTATTTCATTAATTTCTGAAACATCCGTTGAATATATTGTAAATAGTATCTGCTCACAGCATATAGCCCAATTGTCTTCATATGACATACCTATTTTATCGTAGACAATATGTTTTTTCCCGTTTAAAAATTGATTCATTTCAGGAGATTGCTGAACAGGAATAATTGGAACAATCTCTTGACCTATATTATCTGAATAATAATCTGTAGCAGTAAAAATATTATTATACTTTAATTGAGCCCAAAGATACTTTCTTAAATCTAGCATTATATCTGTTTTATAATCTGTCATACTATACCTCCAAATGCTGTAGCAATTGCTGACTCTGCCTGCATATTTAATGAATTTGCTGTAAAAGAATATTTAACTTTCTTTACATCTGCTGGTAATTTCATGGCCTTAGTTAATGATGAATTAAATAATTGTTGAAACCCTGACTTTTTAATTGATAAACTGACTAGGTTTCCAGTAAAGAATCTTGCATATGCAATTTGGAACCTTCCTGTTGCTTTGCCTCCTCCAGGCCTTGTAACGGTCACAGAGGCGCCTTTAGGCATATACACTACTCCAGTGCTAGTTTCAAATACTAAGCGCTCTGCGGACTTAGGACGGATTATTACGGGCATTCCAGCTTCCATGATAGAAGCCTTATTGGCAAAAACATATCTATTTTTATTAAAAGTATTTGGCACTGATGATTTAGATGGTAAAAATGTTGAACCAATTTTAAAAGATAATCCATTTGTTTCTGTTATATTTAATTTGAATAATCTAGATTTAGGATTGCCAACTTTTTTCCACTCATACATATGATGCAATGACTTTGGATTCATTCTAGCCTGAGAGTCTAAATAAAGATTAAAATCTTGTTCTAGTTGTTTGAATATAACAGATTGAAATTTAGATTGAAATTGTTTATTTGTTGTTATCTTTGAAACAACTTTTGCTTGATAGTATATTGCTGCTGATATTTGAGCAACTGTGCTATCTTTTAAAATTGTACCAGAGGTTCCAGCCATAGTTTTTTGTAATCCGCTGGCTGCTGTTACTAAAACTGAGCTATTGTCCAATTGTCTGATTTTCCGATCTTTTGACAGTAGAGTTATATCCTACCACGCCACCTAGTGGATCTGTCATTGGTGTTATTCCCATTAATTCAAAAACTGTAGGAGTATTTGTAGGGAAATTTAACTCTTCCCATATAACAGTTCCTTCAGAATCTCTTATGTTTGTAATTTTTTCTCTTAATGTTATTTTATCTGATGTTCTAATTTGAAGAATTTGATCGTTAGTATATTTATTAAAAATTACCTGTCTATCTCCAGTTCTACTTGAAGAAGAATTACTAATAATACCTTTTGCACTGCATGGAATAGTCCTATCAAATTGCCATTCTTTTTTTATTGAGCCTGTATCTGGATCTTGTAAATCAAACTGCTTATAAACATCCATAAACATTGACAAAAGGGAGTCAACAAGATCATACATTATATCACAACCATTTTATTTATAACATATGGAAGAAGAAGTTGATCTGCATATAGATTTCCAGTTCCAGAATATACTGAAGAATTATATTCAAATTGCCAGTCAAATGTCTGTATTGATTTCATATACTTATTTCGCCAAATTTTATCTTTTGAAAAATAATCTTTCATTAGTTCAATACATGCAAGATCAACTTCATCTGGAACTTCTTCCCATCCAAATTTACCTTGTACTCGATATGTTGATCCCTTAGCAAATGAACCTCCCCATGTATCATTAATTGTTGGGGGGATCATTCCATTTGCTGTATAAACAGTATTATCTAGCATATTAGCTCTATTAACTCTTATTCCAAATCCGCTTTCAGAAATAATTGCATTATAGTTCCAGTTATCTATATTATTAATTCTATCAACTAACAATATATCATTTTGATATAATTCATGTAAGTCTGATAATTTATAAGGCAAAGGAAGTACATCTGAGCCTGATCCATATGCTATTTGAACATCATCATATAAATAAAATTGTTGTCCCGTATATGCTTCAATTAATTTTCTTGCATATCTTTCAGCATTACATAATTCAGTATATGACTTAGAATTAGGATCTGAATAATCTGATCCTAACCCTAATGCATCAATTGCTTGGCTCATATCAGTGTATGGTGTTTGAACAAATATTTTATGCTCTTTACGTGCATCCAGTCCATTAACTTTATAGGTCCATGTTAATCTTAATTGCTTTTGTCTATTACTATAATCAAATGGCAAATAAAGATTATAAGTTCCAGCATCGACTTCAGATTTAACTGGAGTTAATGTTGCTAATACTGTTCCTGGATTTATTGCTGGAGAAATTGCTGGATCTTCTGTAATATCATACACTTTGACAACTGGTAGAGCATCAGAATCTGTGAGCTGCCCTTGCCAAAATACTTTGTGTGTTATTGGTGCATTTGAATCTACTAAAATCTCCATTTAATAAAGGTTAAGCGTAGTACTCCTGAACTTCCTTTGGAGTTGCTAGGCGGAAACCTTCCTCCTTGTCAAAAATTTGTTGAGCGTCATCTGATGTCATTGCAACAAAAGGATGCTCTTTTGTAAACGTAAATCCAAGGATATCATATCTGTAATTCTCTCTAGTCATTCTGACTAGCATTGTGTTTTCTGGTTGAGAATTAGGATTAAATCTTGGAAGAATTTCTTCGGCGTCTTCGCTAAATTCATCCGCCGCTTTTTCAATATCTTTAATAGTCTTTTGGTAAACAGACCAAGTTACTCCCTCTTCGGCAAGAGCGGCAACAATATCTGCCTTATTTTTTAGTCCGTCAGTATCAACTGCAAAGTCCTCTGCAACTTTTCTGAGTTCTGCTACTTTCAATGTCTCGAATGACATATATTCTCCTTTGTTAGGTTCTTTAATTATAGCATTGTTAAATTAAAATGAAAAGCCCCCAAAATTAATTGGGGGCCTTTCTGTAGTTAATTCTTAATTAATTAAGAAGCAACCTTAACGTTCTTTACGACAACCCAAGCATCTGCTTGTTCGATCTGGACGCCAACACGAGTATACATTGTGTACTCGATTGAGTCCTTACGTGGCCAGAAGAAGCGGTAAACAGTTACATCACGCTTGATTCCAATAACTACGTTATTTGGGAATGACAAGTGGATATCTCCGTGTGAACCAGCGGCTCCTGAATGTGTTCCAGTCTGTGTCTCATTAAGAAGTGGTACTTCAACAATCGGAATACCGAATGCGAATGGTGCCACATATCCTGCAGGTCCACCTAGTGGTGCAACTCCTCCACGGATTACGCTTGAAGCGATATCCTGTGGGATTGTCTGGTTTGTTCCAATGCTGTTAGCATATAGGAAATCCTGAATCAAGTTTGATCCAGCAAGGAAGCGAAGGTCTCCACGACGTTGCTTGTACTTACGTGGCATAGCCTTAAGTGCCTTGTTGAATACTTCACGAGATACGTTAGCACCAGCTGCGTCTACGACACGACCTGATGCCTTTGCCTTCTTTACAACGCCATCAAATGACTTGTAAAGAGCGTCTGAAGAAAGTGATGTGTCACCGTTAAGAATAACATCTTCGATGTCATTTCCTGCCTGTGTTGCCATCAAACGTGCAATATGATCTTCAAGATCTGCACCTTCGATGTTGTCTTCTAGAGACTCAGTTGAAAGCTCCCAATCCATGCGAAGCTTCTTTGTTGTTAGAGAAATCTTTGAGAAAGTTACTGCTGAGTTAGCAGCATCGTTATCTCCTTCAGTTGCAAGCTTCATAAGCTTTTCACCAACGGACATACGGTCAATCTCGGCTGTGTCTGACTTCATACGAACTGTACGTGCAACTTTGCCAATTACGGTTGCGTCGAACATATAGTCAAGGAAGCGGGCAGACTGTTCTGGGTTTAGAAGACCACCATTGCCATTTTCAGACGCTGTGTGTACTCCTGAACCACCTGAAGTTGAAGCAAATGTACCACGGGCTGTTGTGCCAGTTGCAATTGCTTTTTCTAATGTTTCATTGCTCATTTTTATACCTACCTTAGTTAAATATTTCGTTCACGGAACCGAGGAAAGAACCGTTCCATTTGGATTTTTTGATTGTTACCTCTTCTGATCGGCCAAGATCTGAAGACTTCTTAATTGCAGTCTCTGACTCTACTGCATCGACACGCTTTTGTACACCATCAATCGTGCTCTTGATATCATTTACAGCACTTGAAAGCACTGTGTGTTGTTCTGCCAACTCTGAAATTCTAGAATCTACGCTCTTGCTAAAAGCTTCAACAGTCTCTTGGATTGTTGTAACTTGTGCTGCATTTGCTTCAGATGCCTTATTTAGAGTTTCTGAGAAAAAGCCTTTTAGATCGCCTAACATCTTTGCAAAATCAGGTTCATCAACCTTATCTTCTGATACTTCGGCTGCTTTTTCCAGAGTCTCGGCAGGAACGTCTTCTGCTACTGCATCTTCTGCAGGAGCCTCAGCTGGTGCTGCATCTTCTGCAACAACTTCTGTCTCTTCAACGACTGCTTCAACTGCTGCATCTACTGCAACATCTTCAGCAACTACGTTTTCTGTGTTATCTGACATTTCATTACCTCCTTCTGCGTTTGCCTGTTTTGCAATTTTTTGTGTATCAGGCAACGTAAATCTTGACTGCTTATATGCATCAAGAATCTTATCAATCTCTTTTGCTTTATTGACATCTGAACTTTCAACCCAACCAATAAGTTGTGCTGGCTTACCAGATACTGGTGAGTCATATGTCTTATCTGTTGAGATAAAAACAGAGTTGCTATCTTCACAGTAAAAAATATTTTCGGTTACAACACCTACCGCTATACCTTTTGCAATGTATTGTCCATTTACTTTCTGAATAGAAAGAATATTGCATAACTCATTTGCTGGTGAATCTACTATTGATAATTCAATTAATTCGTAATCTTTGATAAATCTTACAGACTTACCTGTAGCTTTATTAACTTCATTATCTGATTCTTTAATCTTCCCGCCGATTGAAAATCCTGAAAGAGTTCCATCAAGAACCTTTTCCCATGTATCTTGTGCGCCCTTTGAAATGTATGCATCAACATAAACTCCATTGTAAAATTCTTTTGACTTTGGGTCATAAAAAGTTTCTGGTCTAAATGAAACCATCTTGCCCACTGCATTTGATCCGTGCATCTCACGGATATTTCCTCTAAAATTTTCAAATGCTTTAAGACTTGATTCTGCTGTTACAACATCGCTTGTTTGATCAACATTGTCTAAAGTTGCAAATCCAGAAACAGTTCTCTTTTCACGATTAACTTTAGTGAAAGGAATAGACAAGTTAATGTCATTGCCATGGCTAGTCCATAAAGACTTCTCAATATTCATATGCTTAATTTTAGCGACTTATAGATAAAAAGGCAAATAACAGTTGAGTAGAGTTAGTTAACTTGTCTTCCATCGCCTTTGGCATTTCTGCCTTCTCCAGAAATATCTGGAGAATTTGCTTGGCGATCTTGAGATCTTTGTCTGGTATTTCCAGCCAACGCTGTCTGTTCGGCTTTTGCTGGACCTTTTAATTCAATAACATCATCTCCACCATCTAGCGGAATCATGCCTTTTCTAATACGAACTTCATTAGGGGTAATTACCTGCATTCTTAAATACCTTTCATCAATTTTAGATTGGGTATCTTCGTCTGTAAGAGTCAATTCATTAAATTTAAGAACCAAGGCATCTGTCTTTTCTTCAAATATTTTATTTACTTTTTTCTCTAAAATCATTTGAGCTGGACGACAAACTTGCTCTTTAAATGTTTTATCTGCGTCTCTAGCTACCGCTAAATTAACTCCTTCTGGAGTTCCAATTTTATTAATTGGTACACGGTGAGCTAATAGAATTTCGTCTCTATTTGATTTACGATAAACATTAAATGAAGACTCCTGTGGATTTGCCTCCACTGGCTCCATTTTAAATTCTGTCTTTGAATCTGGAGTATCTCCTGGAAGTGGAATATATAGGGATCTATGATTTTTTCCCTTTAATCCGACTTGAAAAAATTCAAGCAATTTTCTTTCTGATTCTGGAGAAAGTTTTGCCCCTTTTACTGTAATAATATATCTTGGAACCGCCTTGTTTTCAAAGTAATCTAGATTATATCTGCCAGATAATTCATTACCTGCAAGTGCTACTTGTGCGGCAATAATGTCTGGAATACCATAGTAGTTATTCATAGGGGTGTACTTCTTTAAATGAATAATTTCATTTGGGCGATCTTCTTGACCAGCAATTGGATTCTCTGTCATATTGTCTCCAAAATTGCTGAAGTAAACAGCCTTTCCATATAGCAATTGAATGAATCCGTCTCTTAGTCTGCGTACACGCATTGTCTTTGCTGGAATATGCCCAATGTATCCAATATTTCCGCCAGTGGTTCTACCTATTTCAATATAGCCATTTCCTGTTGCTTCTAAATCTGTGTAAGTCTTAATTAAAGTTTGAGTAAATGTGTCTTCATCATTTGTTGTATCCAGCCATGCGTGAATATCTTGGCGCAACTTGCTAATTTTTCTACGTGCTCTTTCGAGAGACTTGTCATCTGTAAGTGAATCAAGAGCATCATTTGTTTTCTTTGTTTCTACAAAGTCATATCCTAGGCCAACAATGTTGGCAACCTTTGCGTTAATTGCCGCATAATTATATGTTGATGTTTCATATACCACAGACAAGTATTCAAGATTGTATGTTGGCTCTACTAAATCAAACATAGCATAGCCTGTAATAGCTTGTGCTAATAGGTTTTGCTGTGTTCCCGTTCCTTCTACGCCAGTAAACGACTTAGAAAATTCT